ATTGGACTTTTTTCTGCAACTTCTCCTAATCCTTTTGCAAATCCTGCTGGTTCAACACCCATGTTTTGAAATACACCTGCTACACTAGGCGACATCATGCCTAATAATGTATTAGTATCATCTTTTTTATTACCACCAAATATAGCATTAGTCATTAAATTAAATGGTGCTTGTCCTGGTAAAAACCTAGATAAAGCATTAAATGCTAATGATGGAGTTGGCCCACCAAATGCTCCTTTTAAATTAGATATACTGTTTGGTAACAGATCTGATATTTCTTTAAATAAATTCATTTATAATCTCCTGTAATGTTATCCTAATAATCCACCTAGTATTGCTGCAGCTGCATAATAAGGATTAATAGCACTTGCCAAAGTGCCTGTTCCAAAAATACTAGGTGCTGCTGTTGCTAATGAAGCTCCTTCAAAAGCAGGTACTAAACTAGCTAATCCTGCTCCACCTAATGCTCCAGCTAATGCACCTGGCCCTTCTGCTCCTGCTCCTGTAACAGTAGTTGTGCCTGGTAATGTACCACCACCTGTTATTAAATTAGCATAAGTTTGTAATTGTCTTTGTGGTGCTTCTTGACCAAAAGCAAATCTTCTCATAGCTTCATCAATACCTTTTTGTGATACTGCTTCTCTTTGTGCACCTATTCCAGCAATAGTTTGTGCTGGTTGTAAGAATGTACTCATAATAGATGGTGCTAAACCTAAAGTTGCAGCTTGTGTTCTTAGAGTATCTCCATAGATATCTCCATAAAAATTAGCAGCTACATCACCAGCTTTAGTTAAATAATCTCCTATAACTTGTGATTCTAGTAATGCTCTCCTATCTCCACCACCTTGCCCAGCTCCAAAAGCATCTCTCCTAGCTTGTGTTAATAACCTAGATGCACCTTCTTCAAAAGGTCTAAGTCCTGCTTCTAAAGATCTTTGAAGTAAAGGATCATTAAATCTTTGTGCTGGACTCATAAGCTGTTGTTGAAATGCAGGAGATAATGAACCTGATAATGCAGTTTGTTGCCCAAGAGCAGCATCTCTAAGCATTTCTTGTGATAATTGTGTTTCTTCGCTAGGTCTAACAAATGTTGTATCTGGAAAAAACTGTTGCACAGGTAATGCTTGTGCTTGTCTATATATGTCGCTTAAATAAGGCGATTGTAATCTAGATGGCTCAACTCTTGAAACTTGAGTGCCACCACCACTTCCTTTACTCATAATGTACCTCTAGTGTAGTGTTTGTAATTCTTTTGTAAGTATTGTATATGTATGTTCATAACCAAATTCCTTTAATTTTTTAATAAATCCTTTGCGACAAGCTGTTTCCATAGCTACACAGTCATTGTCTATTGCCCATTCTTCTAAAATATCTAAAAACTGTTCTACCCATATATCCATATCTTTTCCACCTAATGTAACGATACGACAAGTTTTCATTCTAGGATAGATTACTACTTCTGTAGTTAAAACAGATTTTATGTTGGCATCTTCATCGTAAACGATCCATAACTGCATTTCAGCAACTAGTAATTTTTCATAAATATCTTCGATATTCATTTCTTGTTTACTTTTATTATTGCCAAGTTCTATATATTCTTTACATTTATCCCAAACATCTGTAATTCTTGATGATGGAATACCTGATACATACATCATAATTTTGTGTAGTTTCCTGCTGCATTAACAAAATAAATTCCTTCTCCACTACCAGGATTAAAATTACTTCCATCGGCATATACAATATCGCCCTGCTTCTTTCTAGCAGGTGTTGCATTTTTAACTTCAATAAAAGTAGTAGGTGATTCTTGTAATGCACCTTGTAGCTTAGTTAATTCCTCTAATAAATACTTTGGTAAATCTTCAGGATTATCAGGTACAGGATTGGGTGTATATCTTGGTGCTTGTGCCATTATCTTTCTCCTATTACTTCATATTCTAAATCATAACCATTTAATTCAAAAGTAGAAGATGATGTATGTTGAAATCTTACTGCTATATATTTGCCTGTGGCTCTAGCATCTACTTTGTTTTGATTATTAGGGTTATATTCTTGTGCCGATGTAAATGTATATGTGCCATTAGGCGACATAGAACTACCAATAGATATCTGTGCAGTTCCTGTTCCTGCCATTCTTGGTGTTAGTTTTCTAACTTGTTTTACTGTATTGGTATTACCATCAAGAACTAAACCTTTTCTCTCAAGAGTCATAGTAAAGTTTGAACCTGCAAAATCAAAACCTTGATCTCCTCTGTAAAACTTAGTATCTCCAGTACCTGCCATTAATATACTTACTTCTGATGGATTGTAACTTCTTGCACCCCAATTTTCTGTTGTGCTATATGAATCCCAACTTTGTGATTGTCCTGACCATATTTCAGTTGATGCACCTGGATTTACAATACCTGTATTAATATGCAAAATATCAGGTAAATCTCTAAAGCTAAAAGCATTTTTTCTGTAGTTCCAAATTAATGCTTTGTTGCAAAATGTAGAGCCTACCGATGGATAAGATACCCATATTTCATTCTTTTGTTTGTTATGGGTTGCAAATATATTTTTATAATTAGTAGTATCAAGATCATCAAACAATGTTCTTTTTACAATATCTGTTGCAACTGATTGTTTAGATACACCATTGTGTACAATTAAATCTCCTTCAACTACTACAAAATGTTTGCCATCAAACTCTACTGCACAGTTTCTTGATAATATACCTGTATCGTTAAATAACTTTTGAAAACTAAATACAAGGTTTCCACCTATGTAATTCATCAACCATGTGCTTCTTTCTTTATAAATTACAAATGATTTATTAAGCTGAAACCCATCAACAATAAAATCTCCTTCATCACCAATAGTATTTGTACCTGCATCGTTAGTTGCACCTGCTACCCATGTAGTCGGAATAGTGGTAGAAGTATCAGACCATCGCACTTTATTTTGCAAGTCTGTGCCTGATTCAGTCATATTTAAAGCAATCAAATAATTACCATAAGGTCTTATAGATTTACAAGTTGTATTAGATGGCCAGTTAGTTAAATCAATAAATTTAGAACTTGATGTATCATAAAGCTGTGGATCATCAACCCCATTACAAAGTATAGGATTGCCATTAAATATTGAACCAACCCAATTACCTACAGTTGTTAGGTTTGTTGAATAATCCCCACCTGATGTTCTCGTTACATCTGCATTAGTAGAGCCATCGGTTCTGTATATTTTTGCAGTACCTGCATAAAACCAATAATTCGTTGAACCTGTTAAATTAATTAAAAAATAAGGAGCAACTGATGGTGCTGTAAATACACTATCATGTCCTAATATTTTTTTAGCTGCATTATCTTCAAATCTAGTATTTTCTGTATGTGAAAAAAATTCATTTGGTAGTGCTGTTGGATTGACATCTTTAATCATTCCTTTTGGTGCACCAACTTGAAATACTGCCATTATGCTGTCCTTCTCCACATATATACAACGATATATGGTTGCAAGTTATTGTGTGCTCCACCACCACCTGTAGCACTTGTAGTCATTGTTCTGCTTGGATTGGTGTTATCACCAGCAGCAGGTAAATCTTGTTGCTCATCTTCACCATTACCCATAAGGGTTGCTGTGTGAGTATGTGATGGTAATTCAGAAGTAGTTAATGTATGAGTTTTAGAACCACCTGTTTCTTGTGCTGTATCAAAATCAGTATCACCTGAATCGAGTCCAACCATAACTTTACCTGCACCAAATGCTGCCCATGTACCAAAACCTAGTAATGTTGCAGGGTTAGTAGATACTGCTGCATTAATATAAATAGAACCTACAGGATATACAGCTTGTAAAGTAGCTGCTGTATTACCACCTACAGTCAATGTGCCTGTCATAGTAAAATTTCTAACTCCTGTAATATCTATATTGGCATCTGCTGTAACTGCTTTTGATGCTTGTGCTGTGCCAAGTGTTGTAATATCTACATAGTTAAGTTCAGTAGTATTTGCTGTAACACCATCTAATAAATTTAATTCTGTGTGTGTAGAAGTAACAGCTCCTGATATGTTAGGAAATGTTGCTTTTACTGTTGATTTGACAAGTCTTATATGATCATCACCCTCATTAACAGGATCACCTGCTGCTGGGTTTGAGCTATTAAGACTGTCTATGTATGTTCCTGTTTCTAATCCCATCTATTTCTCCTAACTTTTAGGGTTGTTATCTTTTACTGCTTTAATATGTAAATACCATGCACCTGTTTTTGCATTGTCGCCAAGTTTACCTGCATCAATGTCTTTATAAAGCATATCAAGTTGCTCTGCTATATCTTTGTAATAATCGCCTGTACCTGTACCTTTAGTTCTAGCAAGTACATAAGCATTGTCTATATACCATTGTTGAGTTGCTTGTATATCTGATAAAGTTTTGGCATCTTCTTCTCTAGTTGTAAGAGTTCCTTTATTATCTACTAATGCTACCATTATGCTCTTTTCACTCCATAAACTGTTAAATTAACTTTGTGTGCACCATCTCCACCTGCAAATAGTAATTGGAAACCATTACAAGTGTTTGCCTGTGTGTCATTCAAATATCCATGACCTATGGCTATCCTTGATGAACCATTGCTACCCTCTCCACCTAACATATACACTACTGATGGTGATACTTGTCCTTTAGAATCATTCGAGTCAGAATCCCAACGACCACCTGCACCATTGTTAAAATACAACCAGCCATTCATTGGGTCTTTTGTTCCATTAGTTTGTTGTTGAACAAGTGTAATTTTATCTTCTGCTGTTGTAGTAATTCTTTTTTCTGAATTGCTGCTTGTTAAACCTAAAGTGGTTTGTCTGTAGTCTGAATTCGTAAGAGCAGAACCATCGTCTAAAAATCTCATTTGAATATCTCCAGCCATGTGTTGTGAGATAGCATGAATAATTACATAGTAATTATCATAAGTAGAATCAAATCCAGTAAAAGAATACGAAGTTATAGTACCACTAGCATTATATTCATTGACTGCACTTATGACTGCTAGTCCACCACCCCCACCAGGTGTTGCAAATTTTAATCCTGTAGCTGTAGAACTATCAGCAGTTAAAACTTGGTCGTTACTTCCAACAGCAAGTGCAGATGGGTTTCCTGAACCATCGCCAACTAAAATACTACCTTTGGTTGATAAATCTACTGCCGAAACAGCACTTGTGCCATTACCGATTAATACACCATTTGCTGTAAGTGAAGTAGCTCCTGTGCCACCACTACCTACTGCAAGAGTTGCTGATAATCCAGCAGCAGTACCTGATGTATTTTGATTTCCAGCACTATTAACTCCTGGTAAATCTATATTGCCAGTACCATCAAATGAAACCCCACCTATGTTTCGTGCAGTCTCTAATGCAGTAGCTGTAGCTGCATTTCCAGTACATGAACCTGAACTACCTGATGTATTTCCTGTTACATTTCCAGTTATATTTCCTGCAAATGTTCCTGATAAAACATCTGTATTAGAGTTAAAAGTTAAACCACTTGCAGTTTTAGGGCCTAAATCACCTGTAGCTGCTGTTACGAATAATGGAAAACATGAAGTATCGGTTGATTCATCTGCAACTGTAATTGCTGTAGGAGTTGGAGCAGATACTGCTGCCCATTTCATACCTGTAGCTTCTGAGCTATCTGCTGTTAATACATGAGTATTAGTTCCTATAGATAATGCTGATGGGTTACCACTTCCATCACCTGCAATCAAATGTCCTTTGGTAGACATATCAACAGCACTTACTGCTGATGAGCCATTACCTACTAAAATTCCATTTGCAGTTAAACTTGTTGCACCTGTACCACCACTTCCTACAGCTAGAGTTGCAGAAAGACCTGCTGCTGTTCCACTTGTATTCTGATTACCTGCTGAATTAACACCAGGTAGATCAATATTCGCTGTGCCATCAAAAGATACACCACCAATATTTCTTGCAGTTGCTAAAGCTGTTGCTGTTGCTGCATTACCTGTGGTTGATCCTGATGTACCACTTACATTACCTGTAACGTTTCCTGTAATGTTTCCTGAAAAAGTACCTGACAATACATCTGTGTTTGCATTAAAAGTTAATCCTGATGCTGTTTTTGGCCCTAAGTCGCCAGTCGCTGCTGTTGTAAACAAGGGGAAACAAGTAGTGTCTGACGACTCATCTGCGACAGTAATTGCAGTTGGTACATAACTTGATGATGCTTTACCATCTAATTGTGATTGAATGGAAGATGATACACCATCTAAATATCCTATTTCTGTAGACGTTACTGCTGAAACACTTACATCTCCACTACCATCAGAAACCAATGCTCTTGATGCAGTTAAGTTTTCCATTTTAGAAAATGCTATTGCTGCACTAGTGTTTACATCTGCATTAACAATAACTCCTGTGCCAATAGCTGCTGTACCTGTTGTGCCTATAGATATATCGCCTGAAATAACAACAGGGTTAAAATTAGTTCCATCAGCTATTAATGCAGCACCACTAGTATTGGTAGCCATAAATAAATCATCGCCTGAAATTGTTACATCACCACTAAACGTAGCATTTCCTGATACAGTTAATGCACCTGAAGACGTAATAGTAGTTGCAGTTAAATCAGGCATATTAGCTGCAATGTTAGCTAGTGTTACTTTTAAGTTAGAACTAGACTGAACGATAGGAAATACTGCACTACTCAATGGTGTCGTGGTTGCTGTAAAATCTGTTATTTTCTTAGTTGCCATTTATTGTATTGTCCAAGTCGTTGTTGAAGGTTCAGATACATCTTGCCAATTACCAGGTGCTATATCTGTTTTATCTTCTTGTTGTATTAATTCATTATCTTCGGTTGCTATCAAAAACAAGTTATCTTCTGTTTCGATATAACCTTGTGCTGTTTCAGGTACAGTAGTCCAAGAAGTGCTACTAGTGCTTACAGTTGTCCATGTAGTCATTAGTAAGCTCCATAGTCAATTCTTGTGGTTGGTGCTACTCCTGAATGTCGGTCTCTTTCGTTAGATCGTATAATATCATCTTTGGCTCTATCATATAAAGTAGACCAAGTTTGTAATCTTTTATCGTTGTATAAATAAGGTTCTGCTTCAACTAATGCACCATAAAGATAAGCATCAGGGTGAAAAGTAAGCATATCATTAGTTGTGTTAGAGTCAGATAAAGCTGTAAAGTATTTAAAATACAACATTTCTATTTCATAAACCCCATCAGGTATTGGTCTTAGTTGAAAGTTATTACCAATAATAGAATATGCTTTTGGTTTACCTGTATTGCTACCACCTCTAACTCTATCCATTTGTTCAGGTGTCATATACTCTAATGCTGTTTTAGGATCAGTATTAAGCTGTATATTCCTCATAGCTATAAAATTATCAGGTAAAGAATAATATTCAGTATCTGCTATTGTGTTTGCAGTTACTCTTGTTTCCATTCTTCTAATCTTAAAATCCCTTCTGTGCCTTGCTTCTGCAAGTGCAATAAATTCAGGTATTCTGTCATCTAAATCAGTTCTGTCTAACCAATTAGATATTGCTGTTTTTAATTCTGAATAAGTTGTAATTGCCATTATATCCTTCTATTAGTTGTTTTTAAGTACCTATATTCAGGACTATTTATTAATTTTCTAACCCCTTCTTTGTGATTAGGATTAAACAAATCAACCCCATACTTATTCTTCCATTCGTAATACACAGTCATAGGAATCCTTGCAGATAACCTAAACTCATCTTTTATGTGATGATCTTCCTGTTGTAGTTTCTTGTTAGAATCAATAAGGGGTTGTATGTTTTCGATATGTTCGATAGCCATTTCTTTCGTTGGTTCATGCCAATGAAAAATTTGTTTATCATCGAGTTTTCTTCTCATTCACTTAACTCGTCAATGTAGAGATTTGCTGTAGAACTAGCTACAATTGCTGCGATTTTCATACCACCATCAATCTTAAAAATTTCTTCATTATTAGCTCCAAGATAAGTTGAGCTAGTGGTTGCAGTAGGATTAGCACCAAATGCAATATGTACTCCATTAGTGTCAGATATAACTCTTACATATTCTGTACTTGCATTAGTTGCTGCTGTTTGTTGAGAACCAGTATTTACAGTTCTCTTTATTGTGTTAGTAACTCGCAAACCATAATTTACTGATGCCATGTTTATCTCCTAATTACAAATGTAACTAATAATTTTTTAGCACCTGTAGAACCACCATCGGTAATCATTTCAATAGTGCCATCTTCTTCAACTCTATTAGCTGCTGTTGGCTCTGCTGAGTCTACAGTACCTGCTGCTGATCCTGAATGTGCAACTGTTATGCCACCACCTGTTACAGCAGTACCACCAATTTCGAAACTAATCGCAGCATTGCCACCACTTATAGCTCCTTGTAATGCAGTAATAATTTTAATAATTTTACCACCATCAGGTACAGCTACAAATGTGCTTGATGCAGTAGAAATATCTTCTATTTCTGTTTAATGTTCTCATTAAAGTTCTCCATGTCAATAACCCTCGTTCCGAAGCGATACCTTCTTCAAGGTCATTATTAATTTGGTATCAAAAAGGTGGGGGAGTCAAAAACTTTGGAGTGAAAAAAACTCCCCCTAACATATATATGAGGATATATGAAATTTATTATGAAGTTGTCAAGTCTGCAATAGTTGCTGAACTTGCTTCGTTCTTAGCTACTAGTGTCCATTCTGCGACTAATAGTCGTTTCATAGCATCACCAGTTTTCGCTAACTCTTGAGTTTCAAAAGGTCTTAGGAAAGCAGTATCGAACATTTCTGTTTCAACTAATAAAGCACTTCTTCCTGAAGAACGAAGTACCCTGTCAGCTACTACTCTAACTTCACCAAAGTCTGAAACATAAACATCAATAGTAGCCACTAGGTTTCTATCTTCTGCCATGTCCATTCTTGTAGAGTTTCCAGTAAAACCTGAAACTTTTTGTTTATTAAAAGAGCCAACCAATAATAGATCAGGTTCACCACCATTGTCAAAACAGCTTTTTAGTTCTGTTTTAAGTAATGCTTCAGTTAAAACCCTTTGTGTACCATCAGTAACAGTACCACTAGAGTTTCCACCACCTGAACCATAAGAGTTGTTAGTTGTAGTCCAAGATTCAAAACCTCTTGACTTACGAGCAGCTCCACCATTACCAGATCCAGCAGTAGCTGCATTTTTACCAGTAAGGTCTAGCTCCATATCTCTTTTTAGTTCTTTACCAGCTTTAGCTATTTGATAAGCTAATTCTGAGTTTACACCTGCATGAATAACAGCTTCTTGTGTGCCTGAAACCATCACAGGTTTGTATGAAATCTGTGTATAGTTGAGAACACGAGAAGTTGCAGACATCGCAGCACTAGGAGAGTCATCTCCCTCTATTTGTGCATTTGAAGCAGCAGATGCTAAAGAATCAGTTTGCCATTCATGTTTAGTGAATGTTGCAGTTCCTGTACCAATACTTGACATAAATGGAGTATCAGTTGGAGTAATATTATAAATAATATTCTGCAAATCTTCTCTGTTTCCCACAGCATCATAGGTTTCAAATGTATTTGTTAATTGTGCCATTTGTATTACACCTCTGTGTTAAAAGTTTAGTATTAGATTAATCCTTCAAGTAATTTAGCAGCATCGCCAACTTTACCTGTTCTTCTTAATCTAGCTCGTTGTTGCTTTACTTTCTCGCTATTAACTTCGCCTTTAGTAGTACCAGCTCCTGGTTTTGTTACTTTAGGAACAACTTTAGCTTTCTTTTTAGATATTTTTGCATCTAAAAGATTTTCATACAACATAGCTTTATGAAGTACATCTACTGATCTAGCATCAATAAGACTATTAACTTCTTGCTCGGTAAATCCTTTTTTAACTGCAAAGTTCTTAATTGATTGTTTCAATTTAGGGCCTTTACTTGGATCGTTCCAATCAGGAAGTCTTTGTGCCATTATCTCTTGCTGTCTAGCAAGTTCCTCTTGCCATTTAGTTTGTGCTTCTTGCTGTTGTTTAAGTTGAAGATTATTTTGTTCTTCTTGAACTAATCTTTTGTTTTCTTGAAGTTCTCTGTATTGATCTCTTTTGGTCATATATTCCATTGGATCTTCTTCCTTGAGTTTTGTCCAGTCTACAGATTTAAACTCATCGAGTTTTTTATCTGCTGAATCTGTAAATTGTTCAAGTTGAGAAATGTATCGCTGTCTTTCTTGCTGAGTGGCAGCTAATTCTTCATCAGCTTTTTGCCTTTGTTCTGCCAATACTTGACTTTTTCGTGTGTAATCAGCTTGTCTTGAATAACCTGAACGAAGCTCATCGAGGGTAACCTCAACATCTTTACCATCAACTTTAACAGTATATGTAATAGGTTCATCTAGTTCTTGTTCTTGGTCATTTTCAACTAAATCATCAGCAGTCAATTCGCTAGAATCTTGTGCTGGTTCTTCAACTGATTCGGCATTTTCCATTGCCTGTTCAGAAGTATTATCCTCTACTTCTGTTTGCACTTCTTCCTCTACAGGTTGTTCCGAAGCTGGAGC